CCATCAACTGCCCTGGCACCAGTTCAGCGAGCGGGGACGTGCCGGGCTCGGGCTCGGGCTCAGCAGCTTCCAGTGCCTCACGCAACTGCACCGCCGACGCCTTGACCTCATCCAGTGCCTCGGACGTGATCGCGAGCCGGTCGTCGAGTTCCTGGAGCGCGGTATTGACGCCTGGTGCGATGGTCATCGGTGATCCTTGGCGGCACGGCCAAAAAAAGATCCCCGGACGAGCCGGGGCAACGGGGGTGAGAGAAGACAGATCATCACGCCGCTTCTGGCGCCGTCACCGTCGCGCTGCTCGCCGACACCACGGCGCCGGACACAATCGCCACCGTGTTGAACACCCATGCCTTGGCGGAGGTGCCGGCGTCGCCGTCGAGATGGTCGTCCAGGGCCGCAGCCCCGTCGTTGCTCGAGGACGAGCGGATGAAATCCAGCGTACCGGTGGCGTCGGCGCTGCTGTCGTCGGTGATGGCGGCGGCCGTCGCGACGCCGCCCGGGGCGCCGTCTGCCGCTGCCCCGTAGGCGGTGGCCGAGAACACCAGCGTGAACAGCTTGGTCTGCGCGGAGATGGCGTCATCGACGAACGACGGCATCGAGGCCGTGTAGCCGGCTGCAATCGCGGCACCGCTGCCCTCGTCGAGCAGGTCCACCACGGCGTCGGCGACGGCCTTCGCCGCCACGTTGCTGATCGTGGTGACGCCGGCGCTCAGCGGCAGGCCGCGGTAGTCGTCCGGAAAGTCATCGGCGACACCGCCGCCGGGGCGGGCGCGCTCCTCCATCTCGCCGGCGTAGATCGGCCAGTAGTGGCGCGCCTCGCGCATGACGGTCTCGCGCGCCGACTTCGCCAGGCCGAGACGCCGGCGCCGCATGATGGAATCAAGAGGCTCGACCTCCACCATGTGCGTGCCGATGAGTCGGCGACCGACCACTACCCGCCCGATGCAGCCCTCGCGGTGATCACCGTCCAGGGTCTGGCCCAGGCGCTCGGCAAGCTCGTGCTCAAAGGCCTTGTCGGTGCGCGGCGTGAACGCCTTCTTCGCCAGCGCATCGAAACGCTCGCGCGGGCGCGCTCCCAGCTCCTCGCGGATCGTATCGCGCAGGTAGTCATGCTCGTCTTTGTACGCAGCCGCGTAGAGATCGTGCATGACCCGGCTCGGGCCGTTGACCCAGAGATCACCCTTCTTGCGGTCGGGGCTTAGGAACATCCTGGCGTAGTCGCGCGCGGCGATGTCGAGGGTGGTGGTGTCGATCGTGCGAGGCATCAGTGTTTCTCCTGTCCTGCGATGAACTCGCCGACCTCGGCGAGACCTTCTTTCTTCGCGAACGCGGCCACGGCCTTGCGGCGACGATCGGCTCTGCGCTCCATGTCGTCGAGGCGCTTCTCCAGCGCGGCCTGCGCCTTGGTGATGTCGCCGACGCCCTTGAGCACCTGGTCGATGCGGGGATCGGGCTTGGCCTGCTCGATGCGCTCGATACGCGCGGCGATCTCGCCGACCAGTCGCTGTTCCAGCGCGGCCTGACGCTCGCGCTCGGCCTTGCGCTGCTTCTCCTCGGCGACGCGGCGCTCTTCCTGCTCCTTCTCCTGCTGCTTGGCCTTGGCAGCCTTGTCACGCTTCTGCGCCTCGCGCTCCTCGGGGCTGCGGCTGCGCTCGATGCCTTCCTCGCGGATCTGCTCGAGCTTCTGCTCCCCGGCCCGGCGCTCCAGATCGCGCTTCATCGACTCACGCTCCTCTTCGATGCGGGCACGCTCGAGGCTGTCCTCGCGCATCTGCTCGATCTGCACGTCGTGCTTGCGCTGCATGAAGGCCAGTTCCTCGTCGTGCCGGCGCGCCACGGCCTCGGTCTCGATGCGGGCGCGCTCGCGGGCAAGCTCGTCCTGGCGGGCGCGCTCCTCGATCTCGAGCGCGGCCTTGCGGTCGGCCTCGTCACGACGCCGTGCCATCTCGGCCTCATGCGCGGCCTGCTTGCGTTGCTGCTCACCTTGCGCGGCCTGCTCGGCAATCGCGCCCTTTTGCTTCGCCTCCACGACCTCGGGCGGCTCGGGCGGCGGGAAGCGCTGCTGCTCGTCCTCGAAGGTCTGCACCGCTTGCGCGATGCGCGCGGAGAGCTGCGCCTCGACCTCGGGCGGCAACTCCTGCTGCTCGTCATCATCCGCGGCGTGCTGTGGCATCGGCAGCGCGATGCCGAGACGCTCCTGCACCTTGATGCGGTACGCCCAGGCCAGGTGCTCTGCGATGTGGGCCTGGTGCACCGGCATCAGCATCTGCTGCAACTCTTCGGGCAGCGTGCCGAACCAGTTCGCATGCACCTCGATGTGTGCGGCATGGTCCTGCTCCGGGAAGGCCTGCGCCGGCTGGCCCATCATCATCGCCATGCCCTCGGACACCGGGTCCTGGCGGTGGCGCACCTTCGGATCCTTTAAGAACCGATCCGGGTTCGGCACCCGCAGCGATTCGAGCATGTAGCGATGCGTCGCCACACGGTCGTAAATCTCCGGCGCGCTGTCGGAGAGCTGCAGCACGGTCTGTGCCTGCACGATGCGGTGGGTGCCGGTGACCGTGTTCGGATCCGACACCGGGATGACGTCGATGCGGCGATCGAAATCCGAGCGCAGCACCTCGCGCGGCACCCCCCCCATCTCGTAGGGGTAGGCATCACGTGGCAGGTATTCGCCGACCAACTCGCCGACCAGCCGGTACTCCTGCGCGTTCGCCTCGTGCATCCGCTTGTGGATGCCGGAGTAGACCCGCGAGCCCTGCTCGATCAGCGCCAGTGTCGTGCCGACCGGCATGTCGGACTTGAACTCGCCGACCATCGCCTCGGTGGTCGACAGCAGCCGCTGCCCCTTCTCATCGAGCACGCCGAGCAGCGTCAGCAGCGTCGCGCTCGGCTCGCCGTACTTGAATGGCTGCAAGCCCTTCGCCAGATCCTCCGCAGCGGCTTCGGTTTCGATCCACTCACCGGGCGAGGCGGGGTTCTTCGCCAGATCCCGATTCCCGGCCAGCCGCACATCACGACTCCGGAACCCGCCCTGCAGGTTCGAGAACTGCGCCGAGTCCAGCAGTGCCCGCAGCGCCCCGGTGGCCGAATCGGCCAAGCCGCCGGCGAGGTGGTACAGCCCGAAGCCGTAGAAGCCGAAGCCGGGAAAGAACTTCTTGTGGACGTGCCAGACCCGGCGATGCTGGCGACGGTCCTGCTCGCGCCAGTTGCGGCGTACCGCAAGCACTTCCTGCGAGTCATAGTCGATGGTCAGCAGATAGGGCAGCCCGATTTCGCTGAGCTCGCCGGTCCTCGGGTTGATGTCCTCGAAGCCGGGCAGATCGTAGTAGGCGTTGCATTCCAGGATCGTATGGCGCTCGTCATCATCATGCGTGGAGGACTGCGTCCGGCCCTCGACGGCATCCATCTCATCGTCGAGCTCGGTGCGCCCGAAGCCTTCCTCACGCGGCTGCAACGGCACCTGCATGTAGTAGCCGTCGCGCATCCGGCGCAGCACGTCGCGGTGCTGCATGTAGATGACCTCGGTGTAGCGCGGCGTGGTCAGCAGGCTCGTCGCCGAGTACGGCACCACCAGGTGCGAGGGCTCAATCGCCCAGCAGCGGAACTGCCCGTAGTCCGGATCCCAGCCGAACTTCTTGAACATGCTGCCCGACAGCGGCAGCCGGAACGTCAACCGATCCTCCTCGTCGTAGGCGTCCGGCATCTCGGTCGTGTAGAGGTAGTTCAGGTAATCGGCGACGCGCTGCGACTGCTCGCGCCGGTCCCGATCGGCTTCGCCCACGATCTTGGTCCGCACCGGGCCCTCGGCCGGCCAGACCTCGCCCATGGTGCGGGCGTTGAACTGGATCACGGCCTCGGCCAGCATCGGATGCACGACGATGGAGGCGCCCTCGAACGCGGCGCCGCCGTCGACGTTCGGTGATACCCCCAGCGCCCGCATGCCGCGCTGCTCGCGTTCCCGCCACTCCGCGAGCGAGGACAGGTCGTCCTCGTACCACTGGCAGACGTCCTGCGCGATCGCGGCCAGCGCCGGCCCGTCCAGGTGCTCGGCGAGGTTGGCGCCGTGCTCGCTCGCCGGCACACCGCTGGCGAAGTGCGTCTGCAGGACGCGCAGCTCCTCCTCGGTGAGCAGATCCTCGTCGCCGCCCTCGATCAGGCGCTCGATGGTCGCGAACTGTTCCGGATCGATGCCGACATCATCGTCGTCCTCGAACAACTGCTGCGGGATTGCTGCCATTTACCGCTTACCCATACGCCGGGGAGCGCTTGGCGGTGCTGTGATTGCCGCGGACATCGCTTTCCAAACCCTCCTCGTCCTCGAGCCG